CGTAGTTAAATTTTGTTTTTCAACTCCATCCACTAAAAAACGATAGTTTGGGCTTCCTGAAATACTCTGAACAGAAGTAGTAAAAGTAATAGAGTCGCTTTCTGCTCCGGCAGTGCTGTAATTAATTACAAAAGAGGAAGGAGTAAGTTTTACAGCTTTCGCATCATTTCCTATTGATCCGTCCTGTCGAAAAGCGGAGACAGCTGGAGTACTCCATGTAGCTGTTGCTGCGGTTTCTTCCGGACCACCAACAAATAAAGCTACAGATTTATATACCGAGTCACTATTATTTGCGAGAGATGGAGGCGTTTGAGACCAGCCAGCGGTAAGTCCTGTAATATTTAAAGAGTTGGTAGTAAAGTTATAAGAACCTCCAGTAGGTGTGGTACTATCGTTTACTTTGTAAACAGCAATCTCTGCTACAGCAGTTCCTTCTACTTGGTAAGGAGTTCCCCAGTCAAATTTCGTTTCCCCAACTGCCTTTGATCCTTTACTTGCCCACAGAAGAGCTGTGCCGGAAGGTGGATTTGTATACCACTGATCGGGGGAAGATGGAATTCCTGCCGAATCTGCTGGCGTGTCAGGAGCCGTTGCACTACGTAAAAAGACAATGTCTGAACCTGCCCCGTCTTCGCCCGAAGAAGTAACATAAGTCTCTATAGTATAGACCCCACTTCCGTCCTTTAATACTTTAGCTAGAATTGCGTCAGTTTCTGGGTCAGGACTGTAAGAGACTTTATACATACTCTTAGAAGAGTAAGCCCTTAAAACAATAGAATCTAAAACTAGTGAGGTGTTACTTACTATTTCCCTAACTTTTCTATAGTCTGATACTGCATTTTCTGTACCTACTGCAGTACTATTACTAATTTTTACTAAGTCCCCTACAGCTAATTCAGTAGTAAAAGAAGTGCCTGTTCCTGTAACTGTAGCACTGTTCTGGGGTATACTTATTCCTCCAGTAGCATTAGTTAAAGTTTGCAGTCCATTATTTGATGCCCCTAAAAGCTTAAGGTAATTATAGTTAGTTGCGTTACCTCCAGTATCCTCGATAGTAGCATCTGTATGAACCTGTACGGCTCTCCATGGATTTGACGAAGAAGCAATAGCCTGAGCATAATCAAACAAAAAATAAGCTGATTGAGAGTTTGGTAGACTAGAAAAATCTTCGGAGATTGTATCTGCCGTATTAGCTGTGTTAGAATAAACGACGTTGCTTGGGCTTACATAAGTATATGTAGAAGACTTTAATAAAATCTTATTAACATCTTGGTCAAAAACTATAGTAGTATTAAGAGTACCGCCTTGCGATACTAAGCCTAATAGAGAATTTCCCAGTACAGGCGTACCAGCACTTAGTACCTTTTCGGTCCAATTAGAGTACGTTGAAAAATCACTCTTGACCCTAACTGCTATAGTATAGGTTCCTGCACTTATATTTGGAATATCATAGGAAGTAGTAGAAGGCGCAATATCTTTTATTTCTGTAATCTCTCCATAGAAGTTATGGCGTATTTCATAACTTTCTAAATATCTGTAGTCTCTTTGAGTACCTTTAAAAGTTTCTAAAGGTGATCCCCACGATATAGAAGCTTTATAACTTAAAGTAGAAGAAGTCTCTGAAGAATTTGAGGAGGAGGGAAGCAAATCAAAAGCAACAGATCTAGGGGCAGGTACAACGTCATTTCTACCGCTAGAGTTCGAAAATTCATTTGTTACTACAGGTTTCTCTTGCTCAAGCTCATCAAATTTTGCTTCGTAATACTTACTAGCTGTAATTGAATATTCAGAAGGGTTCTCTTCTGAAATACCCATTACCCTATATTTTTTAATATCTTGAGTTTCTACATTGCGGTCAACTATTGCCCATACAGTATCTGTGTTGGGATTACTTGAAAAAGATCCTGTAACAACAACAGTTTTAGTGGCAGCAGTATAAGTACTTAACTGTTTTATCTCTATACGAGAATCTTCAGAAAACTGAACTGATACGAGATTACCTGAATCGTCTACTAAATTAGCGGCTAATTCGGCTGTTAGAGGTAACGAAGCATTATCTACTATAGAAACTCCTGCCGCATTTGTGAGAAGTATCTCTCCCCTAGAATATGTAACTCCGTCTAAAACTGCGGTAGGTTGCTGTAGATATGCAGCAGCACCTGAGTATATAAGATAAAGATTATAGTTAGAAGCAGAACCTGTTAAACTCACTTCCCTGTCCAGTACTAAAGTAGTTGTAGAGCTAGAACTAGAGACTCTACCGCTTTGTTCTATGTTGAATAAAGTTTGGTCTTGGACATTGACGATATCTCCAGGGCGTAAAAAAGCCCCGTTAATACCTGTCGAAAAGGTAAGAACTTCTGTCTCATAGGCATCTGTTAGTAAGTGCCACTGAGCCAATCTATGGGCTTGGCTTTCGGAGGTACACCCAAAAGCTACAATATCTTTCTGTACAATCCTATTCTGAGCTATAATATTAGCAGTGTCTTCTACAGTTAGTACAGTCTTCTTGTATAGCTCCTCGGGATTATTCCAAGTAACATTTACTTGATTGCTTCTAGCTCTTTGTCCTGTGTATGAATATTCGAACATCCCATCTTTTACGTTTCCTTGAGTAAACGTATATACAGGTTCTTTAGGAGAATCTTGAATAGCCGTAATCTTACCATCAAGCCAAAACATCATACTACGAAAAACAGTAGCTAGATCCTTTAACACTTTGTAAGCTTCTTCCTGTCTAGATAGATAAACATTACAAGTAAAGCGAGGCTCTAAACCTCCCTTGCCGTCTGGTACTAACTCGTCACAATAACGAGCGATCTGAAATAAAGAATATATATCAATATCGGCTTCTTCTAGAAACTCTCCTAGTCCTATTTCTTTATCTGTAATAATATCATAAAAAATCCACGCAGGATTATTTGTGTATACTTTTCTGAAATTTACAGAAGTAGGATTAGTGCCTACTCCCCGAAAACTACCGTCCCAAGTTACGTGGCTTCCCGTATCTACTCCAGTAGTTTTATGGCGGGTATATTTTGCAACAGTGCCTGTCTCTTCTCTTGTAAAATAATTGGAAGGAACTTTTACCTTTTTTCCTCGTATATGATAAGAACGAGAGGGAGGAGTATTATAAGTCTCAGCGCTGAAATTTACTACAGAGTACGCACTAGTAGGATAGCTTAATTTATCATAAATATAACAATCAATAGTTTTTAACGTAGTAGGGCCTGAAAAATTATTGTTGGCTCTAGTATAATCTGAAGAAGTGTCCGGGCTCATTCTTCTTATAAGTACTCTCCACTGGTCAAAAGGTTTTACTGATTGAAGGTCTATAGTGAATGTTGCAAGGAAAGGACCTGCATTGTTTTTTATAAAAAGAGCGTTGCTGTCTCCCCTATAAGAACTTTTACCTGTACCCTTACTACCATAAATATAGTCTCTAGCAGCCAGTTTTAGCCCATCTCCAGCTCCTGGGGCAGACCACAAAGGGGCTAACTGAGTAAAAGGATTAAAAGTTTCGACATTATTGGCGGCTAGTGATCCATTAGTGTAGTTATTGCCGTAAACTAACCTACTCTCCCAAGACTCTTGTCCTGCAGGCCTCCACTCTAGTACTATTTGAAACTCTACATAAGCTTGAATATCGTTACCTAAATCTGTAACATGCCTTAAACCTCCAGGAAATTCTATATTAATATCTACAGCATCTATCTCCGAAGAAGTATTCTGTCCAAAGGTCTGGTTATTAGAGTCAAAGATAATTTGTGTTTGAGATCCTGAAGGGGCTCTTCCATAGGTTGACCAAGTTAATTGAGTACCTTGAGCGAAAGAAAAAGCAGCACTGGGTACAAAATTAGATATTGAGTAGGCTTTTTGGCTTCTAGTACCTTTATATATTTGAACACTAGCTCCGTCATACCTAGGAGTAATAGTCTCTGTACCCGTACCCATAATAGCGGGAGAAACTCTTACAGGTACAGAAGTAGGAGTGGAGGGAGCTGGAATAGCTAGAGTTACTGTATTGGTTCCTAAACCAGATTCTACTTTTGCCATAAAATCTACAGATATTGCTGCATTGTCTAGTACAGCGCCGGATAAGGGAGGTTCTATAGTAGCTTTTCCCGAAGAGGGAGTATATGTACTCCAAGTCAAGTTAGTTGAACCAGTGTCTGAGCCTCCAGAAAGATCACTAGAGTCTCCATTGGAAGCGCCCCCAGCAGTGCCCGAAGCTATGTAATAAGACCCGTCTTCATCAGTGGCACGAACTACCTGACCAACTTGGTAGTACTGCCCTACTTTCCAATCACCTTTAATGTTTTCATTATCATCATATATAGCAGTAAAAATACAAGTATGTACAGTCCCATCTGCTAGAGTGATACGAACGAAATGATTAACATAATCCTCAAAAAAGGCGGGTAGTTCTCCTGTAGCGTTACTCAGATATTTTGGGTTTAAAAAAGAAGGTGTAGTAACTTTTATTTCATTACCACCTTTAGCCACTGCTCCATCAATAGTGTCAGCAGCCCCTGCTTGTCTAATTAAAACATACCGGTCTCCTTTTGCTAAGTCTACACCGTCAAATAACTTACCAAAATTTGTAAGAGTCGCTTTATTAGATACGTTTGTGACTGTAGCCGTACCGTATTTTGGTGCGATAGAGCTTGCGGCTTCGGAGTCTAGTAAAGAAGATCCGTTAAAATATACTCCCGAGTATCCCCCTACTACCCCCTCTATCTCTCCCTGAGCGATAAGATCGTATATAGTTCCTCGTTGTCTACGTGTAGTATTATTAAAAGCCATTATGAGTATTCCGTCGTGTTTTCAGTGCTTGTATCGTAATTATTAAGCTGGTCTGCTGGAGGTATATATAGTAATCCCGTAACAAAAGTATCAATCCAACCCCCAGCTCCAGCTCCGATTGTCGCCTGGCTGGCAGGTCTATAATATTGAGATACAGGTGCTCCCCCCACTACTAACTCTCCATAAGCTACAGGTACTGGTAGTCCTTGGGTAATTGAGTTAGTAGGTCCATCAAAAAGATAAGCGTCATCAGTACCAGTATCTACTTCTGGTCCTGGCATCATAATTTGAGAGATACCTGTAATCGCTAAGTTTACAGCGATGGAAGCAGCTATAAGACCAGGAGTAGTTAAAGCTCCCGCTCCTGCAACTTGAACAGTGCCACCCGCTAAAGGCATAGGACCACTACCAACAAGTAAAGCCTGTGTCCCTGGTATTAAAAACAACGCTGCAATTGCTAACGCTGCTAAAATTTTGGCCCCGCCAGATTTAGATCCTACAGGAACTTCAGTAATAATTATATCCTCTTCGTTAAGGCTTAGAAAAAGTTCTTGTTCGTCACTAAGTATTTCTGACCCTCTTTGAATTTCAAAACCTACACCACTTTCTGCAGCATCTATTATATATTTGCGAAAGCCTGGGGTTTGGCAGTCTATTAATTTAAATATATCTCTAATATTAGTACAGTTTGATTCCCAGTAAGAGCCAAACTCTGCGATTCCGCCATTTAAATAAACTCTTTGCATCTTACAAACCTCTTAACATGTTGTCTCCAACCCGAGTAGAGAGATTCTCTACAGGATAACCTATAAACTGCGTGGTGCATGAATATATCTTCACCTAAATAAATTCCACAATGGTTTGGAACTTCGCAGTATACTTGAAGTATAATTCCATCATGCTCTTGAGGTTCCTCTACCTCTACAAACCCAAAAGCATCAAATAATTCATCAAAATAATTTAAACCTTTTAACCACCAGTCATCTTCAAAAGGTATACTAGGAAGTATAATTCCTAAGTTTTCATAGTAGTCTCTTACTAAAGAGTAACAATCATATTTACCAAACTCATAGTTTCTTCCTAGAAGAGGAGTTCTTAACTTCTTAGGGATATATTCATACTTTTTCATTGTCTCTAGCGAGTAGATATGGTAGGGTATTCCTAAAAAGTCACTTGCCTTAATGTCCGCCTCGCTGGGCTCTTCTCCCGTATCTGGATGGCTATGTATTATGGCATATATATCGCCTGATAGGCTCGCTTTAATATACTCCTTAGGGTCAATATAAAAATCTTCTTCAGGATTTTCAGCTTTGTTCTCACAAGGTATCCAGTAAAGCTTACCTTTTTTATTCTGTAGTAGGCCACAACCTTCCTTAGGAAACTGTTCTACAAAATATTCAAAAATTTGTTTATCGTCTTTGTACAGCACCAGGAAAACCTCCAAAAGGTAGAGAAATTTGAGATTTATTCGCAGAAGCAGATACAGCAGTAGGTATAGTTTCGTGAACTTTGGCGTAAAACCTAAGCCTACAAGAAGCTAAAGATTTTCCACAAACATCTCCTGCTGTCCAATAAGGGCCTTCTTTAATAGGCTGGTGATTATTAGCATCCTGAGTAAGTTTTACTTTCCACAGTACTCCACTATGTAACACATAGTCGTTAAATTGTGGGTCTTTATACGCATTGTACTGACCTGAAGTAACATATGTTCCCGCATACTTACGTACTCGTCTCCATTTAATTCTCTCAGAATCAGAAGGAGCTGTGCTGGTATTGTCTACTAAACACTGCCAGTAATTTACCCTATTCGAGGCTGAGAGTACTCCCGAAGAATTGACTTTATAAAATCCAGCTGGAGTAGTCTCTGTAGTAGAAAAATACTCTCCCCTATTAGCCGTGCCGCTGGACCACGCAGTAAAAGTAGTATTAACTATATACTCATCCTCACGTGTCATAAAGATATTTTCAGTACTTTGCCTAAATTTAGACTCCCAATCACACCCACCAACCCTATCGTAAAAATCTAAGGAATCTTGAGCTCCTTTATACTTAAAAGGACAGGCGCCCCCTACAATAACTCTTCTAGGTAGCTGTATTCCCGCTAAGTCGTAAGGAGTGGCAAGTTCAAATTCTACCAGCATAACATTCTTAGATTTAATTCTATCAATTATAAATACTTGCTTTGGTAGCTCAACAGGAGCATTCCCCTCTCCAGAGTCTCCAGACTCTCCTACTAAATATCTTTGAAAAGTAGTTCTTCTAGACATCTTTTTACCTATTAAGGATTCAAAGTCTCCGTCAATAACAGTTCTTAAAGTATTCTCTAAATTGGCCATAGTTACTGTAGGACGATTGTAGGAACCGTCCGAAGATATATCAAAGCCTTCCACCTCTATAGGGAAAGGTTCATATGTTCGAACAGTACCTGAAATATCTCTAAACTGAACTTTATCACTAAGGGATGCATTATCATAGCCTCCAGGATAAAAATATAAAAAACTACCCTCTGCATATTCAAGGTCATATAAAACTACCAGAGCTGAGCCTGGGTCTTGTTTTTGAGCATCGTCTATAGCTTCATTTGTCATGGTTCATATACCCTTCTAAAAGTTGCTGTACAGGAGTTTATAGAGGTATTAAAATATGTCTGACTATATGTATCACACACTACTTTTACAGTCCTTTCCCCAGAGCCGTTAGGTATAGTAAAAGAAAAAGAAGTTACTCCCTTTTTTGTGTCTAGAAAATCCATAATTGTATTAATTTCAGTATTCGGTCTATTATTAAACGAAACATTAAAAGTTTCTTTTATACTATTAATACCTCTTTGAAGTCTCTGTTCATACCCATCGCCAAAATCTACTTTATACATATTAGGTGTTGAGGATTGTTGTATATTCCTATCCGGAGTATAATAAGTTCCACCTATACTTATTCCAATTGTCATTACGCTGCTCCATAAGGGCTAAGAATACCACCAGGCCGTTTTTGACGCTGTAATTCTTCTTGAACTGCTCCAGCAATGAGTTTTCCGATGTTAGCTCCTTGCTGTCCATTGCTGCTAGAATCTGATCTAGAACCGCCTTGCCCGTCCATAGATACATTGACAGTAACATTATTGTTTTGTCCAGATCCATTCATAGATACTGGAATAGACTTCCCATCGGGAAGAGGGACTACTGCTTCTGTACCGTGTAAGATTGCAGGATATCCTGAAGTAGAACCTTTTGCTATACCTCCATCGGCGTACCCGCCCATCTTCTTACCTGCGGAAAATACACCACCATTTCTACCTGTCACCGGAATAGAGCCTCCGACACCCCCCAAAGTAGACATAATAGAGCCGCCAAAAGAAGTACCCATTAATAGTTTGAAAACAAGAGCTTGGGTTATCATTTGAGACAACTGTTTTAACACAGATAAAGCTACGTTTTTAAAAGCATCTTTTAATGTCATAGTACCCTGTATTAGCCCATTTATACTATCAGAAAAAGAGTTAACAAAACTATTTTGTAGTGCTAGCTTATTTTCTAGTATTTGTTTGTTTTCATACTCAACCCCTAGGAGGACTTTTGCATTTTCAATTGCGTCTACAGTTTGAAGCTGTCCTGAAGCTATTCGGCTGTTAATTTGTTGTTGTACATATAATTTTTTACCTAGTAAACCAACAGTATTAAACTCCCGCTCAGAGCTTTCTACTGAGGTATTTAATTGGTTTATACTTGCCTGCTCCCATTCTCTTGCTAGCCTTAGCGCTTCTTTCGTTGAGGCTACAGAATCCTGAGCCAGCTGCACCCTTTTCTCGGCATTAGCAAGCTCTGTATCCTCAATTGCAGTACTAAGGGCCGAAAATCTTAATTGATTTTGAGCTCTTTGAGCATTTAGTAGTTGCTGGTCTGCGGAGTCTTTGTTTAATTTAGCTTGGTTAATTTTTTCTACTGTTATGGCTTTTTGTTGGGCTATCCCAAAATTTCCCAAACCTATTCCGGACTGTGCTCTCTGCAATTCTAACTGAGTAGAAGCTTGTTTACGTGATATAGCTAGAATCGCTTCATCTGCCCTTAATTTTTCTTTTGTAAGAAATACAGCCGCTTCTTGAGCCTGATTTTTCTCAAGCTGTATATCCCTATCATTTTTCGCAATAGTTACTCCGTTTTTTGCTAATCGGTCTAGTCTTATAGCAGCATCAATTTCAGCTTGGCTATACTTATTTGCTTTATCTTTTACTACCACGAGATTGTCTGCTGCTGCTAGGGCTGCTAACTCCGCTTTTAATACTTGGTCTTTGGCTTGTATATCTGAAGCACGAATATTGCTAAGTTTTTGTTCAAGGCTTATTCCTGCCGTTTGTAACTCGCTAATATTTAATGAGGCTGTTTCCTGTTCGCCTAGTATCCTATTCCTTTCCCCTGAGGAATTATTCAATGCTGTCTGTAAACTTAATAGTCTTTGATTATCAAGCTTTTGTTGCGTGATTGCCTTAGTTCCGTCTCTTATTGCATCATTTCGCTCTTTGGTTTCGTTAGTAATTGCTTGAACTTCTTTCTCTAATTGTCTTATTTGTCTGCCGCGTTGGATAACCTTATTTTGAGCTATTTCACCTGATTTAGTAAGGTCTCCGTTGTTCATTCTACTAGCTTTACTTTTAAGTACATCCTCCTGTATTCTTTTTCTTTCTTTTAAAAATTCAAGTTCTTCTCTAATTTCTTGTTTTCTGCCTATATTACGTTGTCGCGCCCCCGCTGCCTCCATAAATACTTGCGTTTGGGCGGCTTTTAAACTCTCTAATGCTTTTGTTCCTTGCTCAATACCTGCAGCTATATCTAAAGATACTTTTGCGAATGGATCTACTGTTTTAACATTTACAATAGCTACGAGACCGTCTTTTATAGTTTTTAAAGTTTCTGGCCACTTCTCTAAAGCTGTAGCACCTTCTACTATTTGTGATTGTAATAGTGAAAACTCAGCAGTTAATTCAAATTTTCCACCCTCTTTAAGACTTTCTAGTCCCGCTAAAAAAGGTTTGAATCTTGCGTCTAACTTAGTTAAGTTTTTAAAGGTTTTTTGCAGTTCTTTGAAGGCTCCATTTATTTTTTCTGGATCTGCGTCTTCTGAAAATGCCTTGAATGCTTGAATTTTACTCAGAACCTCAGCACTTTTTATTGCATTGCCAGTTTGAATAGCTATTTCCGAAGTGCTTAAAGCTACCTGTTTTCTAATCTGAATACTATTTTGTAGTTCTTCATTCAGAGAACTAGAAGTTTGTATAAATTTATCTGCAGCAGCATTAGCTTTTTCTATATATTCAGGAATAGGAAAAAAACTTTGGTATAGCTGTTTACCTAAATCGATAGCTAAAAATATGAGACCTATTAAAGGAAGGGCACCTAAAAGCTTTCCTAAGCCTGCGGTTAAAAACTTTAGGGTTCCGAAAAATTTTCCTGCTTCTGCCGTTGCCCGAGCATATCCTGCACTAATTCTAAGAAAATATTTGTTCCAACCTGTTGCCTGTTCTGCTAGTTGAGTTTTATGTGCCGCGGATATTATTCTTATATCTCTTAAAATAGCTTTTCTTTCTTGTCTACTTCCATTTAGTACTGTGGATGTTTTGCTTTTAGCCGCTTTTTCAAGAATTTTAAGTTGACCTGTTGTCCACTCGTCAGTACTTCGTATAGTTTTTATTGTCTTGCTACTAGCATTACCTAGTTTAAGAATGCTTTGTGCAGAATCGTCTACACTGCCCCCTAATTGTGCCATAACGGGAATAGCGGGTAAAAAAGATTTTGCGAAAGAAAGAGCGGCAACACTTAAAAGAGCAGAAAAAGACGCTAGATTTTCAGATAAGAAATCAAATACGGGGGCCGCACCTCTAGTTATAAATTGCTGTAAAGGTATAAGAAGTTCATCAAAACTTGCACCTAACCTATTTACAGCTTGTCCTGCAGGATCTATAATATCTGCTATCTTTCCGTATTTTTTCTCAGCTTGAGTAAGTACGTCATTAGCTACCGCTTGTTGTTTTTCGAAAGTAGTAAGCCTTCTTCCTGTAATATTCAGTGATTCAGCATACTTTTTAGAAGCATCTTCTAACCGTAAAATAATACCTAATTCGTCTAATAATTCTGGCTCTGCTTTTGTTACACCCCTAATAAGACGATTAAATGAATCCGTTAAATCTCGTCCTAGTACGGCAGAAGCGTTTTTAGCGGCAGTCGCTAAACCTTCTAATTGTCCTGAGCTTAACCCCGAAGAAATCCCTATTGCAGTAGCGGAGGCAGCTTCTTTAAAAGATAACATGCCATTTGTTGCCTCTCGTATACTTGTAGTAATAGTTCCGTAAGCGATGCCTGTAACAGCTCCTAAGGCTTTCTGGCCCGCTATAAGATTTGTAATATCTGCAGATTGTTTGAAAGCTTGAAAAAGGGCTGTGATTGCGAAAACATTTGCGGCCAGAGTAGCGTACGCAGGAACAAGCCCTCCCGTAATTCCTTGGGACATTTTTGAAAAATTCTTAGTGCTATTAGAAGAGGCTTGTGCAGTGCCTTTTAAAGCACGGTCTGCTGTAGAAGCAGATTTAGCAACTTTATTCATACCTCCACCGAGTTTTTTTGCAGATTTCTCGGTCAGACGCATACTTCCGTTGTCGTCTACTATAATACTTACTTTGACTTCTTTTGCCATTATCCTTGCACATTATGGGTGAACTGTTTTCCACCGCCGCTGGCTTTTCTTTGTTCAGCCTTTCTCTTCTGTTCTAGCTTTTTATTAATTTTATCTGTTTGAAATGCTTCAAGTTGAGAAATAAAAAATACTACAATTTTTGGGTACTCTACCTCAAAAAGGTCTAAGAAGAACTTTATTGCAGACCAATCTTTGCCCATATAGCTTCCTGACATACCTTCCCAGCGATCGGGCATATGACTAAAAACTCTAAAGGCTTGTTGTATCTCTTCTGGAAATACATCTAAAGTAACAGGTGCTTTGGAGGGGTCGGGTTCTTTACCTAACTGTTCACACAAAGATAAATACTTTTCATAGGATAAATCTTCCTCTTTTTCAAAAGTATTTTTAACAAGCCTCAGACATTCTTCGACTTGTTCTTCGTAAAATTTTCTAGATCACCCAAAGTATCTGTAACCCAAGTATCAAAAGATCCTGAATTTTTCATAAGAATTTCCGCCTCTTCTTGAGAGTAAGTTAATTCTGAATCAAGGTCCATTCCGTCAGTATCTACTAATAGAAGCTCTTCTAAATAAGATAACTTTAAGCCAGACCATCCTTTAATAACTGCTTTACAGTACTCATGAAGAAATCTCTCTTCATCTAGAGTTTCTTCTGCTTGGTGTGTTGAACGACTGAATTTCTTATTTAGGCATTTCTTGCGGAGACTTAGAAGTTCTTCTCGTGCTAAGTAACAAAGTTCCACAGAAAAACCCACCATGCCCGGAAAATCAATCGAAACGGTCATGGAGGGCTTCATTAAAGTTTTTAAAGAGATCTCGCTCATAATATATTATATCCTCTGTATTTTTTAAATAATGGGGGAGTAGAGCTCCCCCTAGATTTAATTATTATACAAAATCAATATCAAAAAGTCAAGAACTTTTTTTTACGTGTCAACACCTTTATAGATGATAGTCGCTTCGTCGGTATTATCAGCATTACCAGCAGAAGGTTGTGCGTGGAATGCTATATCAAGAGTGAGCAGGTCTTCTACATTAACTACAGGCACCTCTAAATGGGCTGTAGGAATATCGAAAGTAAGGCATGGGGCTGCAGTTCCACCAACATTAATAGCCATATCAAAGCTATTACGAACCGTATCAGTATCCGATACTAAATCTGCAAAAAGCTCTCCTGACTTACTAGTTGTTAGGTCAGTATCTAAGTAGCAAGTAAGATTGCCTGAAATACTTCGTGATCCTGTAATATTCGCTAGAGGTGAGTTTACTTTCCCTAATTCTTCTGGTGTGAGATAAGAAATATTATTTTCAAAGTTAATACTCCCACCTGTCACAACAATATCATAAACGTCTCTATTTAGGATGTATACTTTAGGCGCTGCTACAGTATCCGTACTAGCTTGGCTCATTACGATCGTGGTTGCGCCAGGTGTTGCACCATCATGCGTAGAAGATGTAATTGTAGTACCAGATGGAATGTTTGTACCAATAATGCCTAAACCAGCGGTTGCTACTGAGGTTACATCCCCAGCCACTACAAAAGTACTATCATCTCCTGTTGCATCTGTAATAGCCCCCGAAATTGCTGTAAGTTCACTTGCTCCTGGACTTCCAATAAGCAGATCGTCTCGTTCCAAAGTGACTGTGGAGATTCTATTACGAATAAAATTACCGCTTAAGCTAATCCCTGTGGTAATAGAAGACGCTACATCGGTGGATCCTTGGTCTGTAATTCTCGCCCCGAAACCACTCCACGAAATTGTCGCAATTCCGTCGATATCAAAATCCATTGAAGCAGAGTTTACTACAGCATCTGCAATTTTATAAATCTGTTTGGTACCTCCGGTGGGTTCGAAGATGAAATAAATATTCCAACCATTAGGCATACTAGATATATTGGACTGATCAAAATCAAAAATATGACTACTAGCACTATTTGTACTTAATGCATTAGTACCGTTCTTAAATTGTTTGCCGCTTGAATCATAGCTATCCGCACCAGCAAACATTGCCCATAAAACTTCCTCAACACCTGTATTTAACGAATTGGCAAGTGAGGGGCGAGAATAAGTACTCATACTCCATTCTACAGGGGCTAAGCTATCGTTAAAAAGAAGTCTTGCTCGCCTTGAAGTTGCTCCTGATTCGTTAACTGTAATTTCTGATGAGTTAATTGCTTGAGAAAAAGAAAATCCATCAAGTACGGGAACTTCCCATCTATCTGTACCTTTCTCAACAACAACTCGTACGTCTCTTGTAAATTGTAATGCCATTTTATTTCTCCAAAGAGATTACTCTCTTCCTAACCTTAGTATCGAACTTCGCAAACGATTTCTCCGACGCCTAAAGGTTCTAGTGCGCCTTCGTCCGTATCTAAACTTACTATTGTAAGTTGTTGTACTGATTGCGCTTTTCCGTCTTGATCTGTATAGGATAATGCTGAATTATCTTCTAGTACTGTTTCTATGTCTT